TGGAAATGGGCACTTATAAAATGGCAGCATTTGCCCCATTGCGTAAAGGATTAGAGACAAATTGGGGTAAAATTAAAAAGATTTTTAAGGGAACATAGCGTGACGGATTTATTCACAGCAATAATGATGAGATATAACGCCGCAGCACTTTCAGGTTCACTGACTGGGCTGTACAACACGCAAGCGCCGCAGGATGCCGTATCTCCATATTGTGTGTTTCAATTGATTAGCGATGATGCCGACTGGACATTCTCCGAGAATGTCGAGAATTGTTTGCTCCAATTCAACTTGTTTAGTGACGAAAGCAGCCCAGCAGAGATTTGCACTTTGTTCGACTTGCTCAAAGATGCGTTCGACTTTCACGAATTGACGATTGATAACTACGAAACTATTTACATGGTTCGGGAGAATTCAAATTTAACTCGAATTGAAGATGTGTGGCAGTACAATACCACATATCGGATCTTATTGGGTGAACTCTAAATTAAAGGAGAATAGTTATGACTAAATATTATCCGAAAGCAGGTTACAAAGGGGACATCTATATCGGCTCGACTCGAATCGCCGGTGGTGCAACTTGGTCTTATTCGGGAAGCACACGGGCAATGCAAGAGACTGACGAGTTTAACGACGAGATTAAGACCGACATTCCGCTTCAGATAACAGGCGGAGAAGTCACGATAACAGGTAACTATTTGATGAGTCAGGATGCCGGTCAGCAGTTGCTAAAGACGAAATTTGATGATGGCTCTCAGATAACTGATCTGAAATTGTACCTTAGTGTGACTGACAGTATCTATATGACGCCTGATAGCACGACAACGCCGGCGAGTTATGCGACTGTGACTAACTATGACAATGTTACGCATGATAAGTCCGGCATTGGTACGTTCACTTGCACGTTTAAGATAAGTGGTAAGATGAAACCGACTTATTAATTGAAATAAAAATATCTTATTAAAAGGAGATAATTATGGCGAGTTCTGGTTTAACAGGAAAAAGTAATGTTGTCATTGCTTTGCGACATACGAAAGATTTGAATTTGAATTCTATTCTCGATGAGTTGAATATAGATTCCGGTATCGACTGGTCGTTTGGTACAGGTGCGAATGCTGCTAACGTGTTGTTCCACGATCAGCGATCTACTGACGATACAGGTGAGACTATCGATGTGTACGAAGGTGGTTCGGAAACGACAGCCTTTGGTGATGCTTTAACTATGGAGGCTATTAAGCTTCTGTACATCAAGAATACGCATGCTTCTTTGACGTTGGAAATACTGGGTACTGCTGATACGGCTATTGGCATTTGTGCCGATCCGAGTGATATTATTGAACTGCCACCCGGCGGCATATTTCTATGGACTTGTCCGACAGCCGCAGGAATCGACACTACTACTAACAAGAATTTGAAGCTTGCTTCAAAGACGTCCGGCACAATTACTTATGACATCGCAATGCTTGGCTTAGACTAAAATTATAAATTGAAAGAGAAAGGAGCTAAAAATGCCAAACTTTAAGTCAGAAAATCCGGGAACGTGGTTTTATTTTAATCCTGACGACGAATCAGCAGGCGGAGTCTGCTTGCGTGAGCTTTCGATTGACGAAGTTGACAGAATTGAGAGATTGACTGTTAAGACGAAAAAGAAAGTCAGCCGCGGCGTCGTAGTCGAAGACAAGAAAGAGGACACTAAGATGGCTTCACGCCTACGCTGGGATTTCTGCATCGTCGACTGGAGCGAAGTGTCACTCGATGGAAAACAATTGGAATGCACGGCAGAGAATAAAGTCAAGATGATGAAAGTGACCGACTTTGTGAAGTTTATCGTCGATTCCTTGAACGAATTGGTCGAGGCGAACGAAAGTCTTGAAAAGGCGAGACTAAAAAACTCGAAGAGTTCATCCGATGGCAGCTTGGAAAACCCGATTGCGGAATCTGCATAGAGCTTCACGCTGAGAGAGATTTGGAACCACCTTGCGATAACTGCTATGTAAAATTGGATGAACACAACATTATTGTATATAATTTGTATTCGCTCGTCCGCAATCAAGTTCGAATGACTGGTTTTGGCGACATAATTGATCTTGACTACACCGCGGTGTTGGATGTCGTCAAGCTGCATGTTCCTACCGGCGAAGTGAAAGAGACTTTTAATCGAATTTTGGAATGCTTTAAGATTGAGAAAGAATTGACGAAATGAATTTTCTTACTGCAAGCGTTGAAATTATACTTGATGACAGTATGTTGAAACGACAACTTGTTAGAGCTAAAAGTTTGGTTTCAAAAACTGTTAGTGGGATGGGCAGTCTTTTTGGAAAGATGTCTGGCATGTTGGCATCTTCTTTCCAAAAGGCTTTTCATAAAATATTGCGTTATGCTAAATGGGCCTTTCTTGGGATTGCCACTTTGGCTGTTAAATCATTTGCGAGTTTTGACGATGCGATACAGAAATCTATTGCTATTATGTCCGGCATAACTGAAAAAGTTAGAAACAAGATGGTGCGTGTTGCACAAGAGATTTCATTACGAAGTATTACAAGTGCAACCGATTTGGCGAAATCATACTTCTATCTTGCATCTGCGGGATTGTCGGCAGAACAATCAATTGCGGCTTTAGGAACAATGGAAGATTTTGCGGCAGCAGGCGCTTTTGATATGGCCCTCGCAACTGATTTGGTTACCGATGCCCAGAGTGCTTTGGGAATGACTGTCAAAGATGTCCAGCAGAACATGAAAAACATGACGAGGATTCAGAATGTTCTGATTGGTGCGAATACGCTTGCGAATGCAAGCACTCAACAATATGCTGAGGCTTTAATGAGAGCCGGCCCAGACATGAAGGCGTATCATATAGAATTGGAAGAGGGTGTTGCCGTGCTGGCTGCATTCGCAGACCAAAGTAAGAAGTCATTTGAAGGTGGAGACTTGTTTGGACGCATGTTGCGATTGATGATTGGTGGTTTTATAAGTAATAGGAAGGTCTGGAAGGATTTTGGAATCGAAATTGAAAATTCTAAGAAAAGATTGAGGCCATTAGCAGATATTATACGTGATTTGACGAATCTTTTAGATCCGATGGGTGTCACACAGAAAGCCGCTACTTTGGAGATGCTTGGATTTTCCAAGCTTGCACAAAAGGCAATCTTACCACTACTTGGAACGGCTGATGCAGTTGATGAATATTTGAAGAAATTGCTTAAAATGAAAGATATAATGCAACGTGTTAAGGACATACAATTGAAATCGTTTGCTGCCCAAATGAAGATTGTCTGGAACAATATCGTCAGCGTCGCACAAGCAATGGGAAAATATCTTGCACCTGACATAAAGGCACTTGGAGACGTTTTTAGGGATAATCGGGACACTATCGAAAGATGGGCAGTTACTTTCGTAGAGTATGTCCTTTACGCGAAGAACATTGCGGTAGCTTTCGTCAAGTTTCTGTGGTCGGACTGGAAGTCTGGAATCAAGACAGGCCTTGACATCTCAATCGAACTTTTCAAGGCTTTTGGTAAAATCTTGATGGTAATCATGGAAGATATTTTTACGCGACTTTACAATAATATTGGTGTTTGGCTTAAACGCGCCATTGCCCGTAAGGCTGTATTTAATGAACTTAAGAGAATATATGAAGCGGAACTTAGTCAAGAACTTATGAAGGAATTGCCGTTGCCAAAATCCGAATATCTATCAAAACTTCAGAATATTCCGGTTGAGGCTGAAATAATGGCCGGAAAAACCATAATTTCACCTGAAAATATAAGAGCCATTGAAAATGAATTTCCGACAATTGAAAGGGGTGTTGGCGGTCTCAAAGAAAGAATTAAATCAATTTTGGGAGAGACGGGAGCCTCAATACAGGAAATCACTCTACCGGAAATGGGAAAGGCATTTGACGAAGCTGCTGAAAAGCTGAAAAAAAATCTTGAGGCTTATAAAACTATTAGTGAGGGTGAGCGTACCGAAAAATATCTTGTTAGTATTTGGAAGAAAGCAAAAAGCGGAGTTACACAATTTGCAGAATCTCTTGGATTCATCCCACAGAAAACAACTGAAGTAGTTGATGCTATGAATTCTGTTGGCGATGCCGCAGATGATGCTGGTGATAAAGTCGGAGAGCTTTACAAAAAAATGACAGAAGCCGGTGCGATGGAAAGTCTAAGAAGATGGTCAGAAGAAGCACAGGATAAATGGAGAGAATTTTCAAATGTTGCGATTCATGCCCTCGACAGTACTTCGGACGCCCTTACGGATTTCGTCGTGAAGGGCCAAGCCGATTTCAAATCTCTTGCGGAATCTATTATAATGGATTTGACACGCATGATTATAAAGGCACAGATGGCACAAATGCTCGGACTTCTGATGCCTTCTTGGTTTGGTGTTGGTGGCCTGTTTAATCTTGCACAGCCGGGAACTGCCGCGAATCCAATGGTAGTGACTACTGCACCCGGTTTGCAGCATGGTGGAGAAGTCGCAAAGACTGGTCTTGCTGTCGTGCACAAAGGCGAAACATTTTCAGGCGTAAACAATGAAAACGGTCAAGAACGGAGTGTTAATGTTTCACTCACTATAAATGCAATAGATACTCAGTCCGGCATGCAGTTTCTTGCAGGACACAAGAGATTTTTGGCTAATTTGATGCGAAGCGTTACAAAGGAGAATGTAGGCAGAAGAGGTTAAAATATTGTGGCTGAATATCCGATAATCAATTTTGACTTCGTAGGTAAAAAGTTTTCATATCCTCTTATAAGAAGAAAGAGTTGGAATACAGATGTAGTGTCATACGACTCTTCTTTAGAGCAGACTAACGAACTCTGGAACTTTCCAGTCCGTTATTGGGGCATCCAATATAAGTTACTTAAAACTGAGTATCGTAACAAAGTGCTTGAACTATTTGATGCCTGTCGAGGCCAAGCTCGCCAAATATATTTTGAGGACAATTTGGACTACCAATCCGAGTGTAGTTGGACCCAACCAACTTATATAATAAATGCCGTCGATCAGACAGAAGACTATTTTAGGTTTTCAGGTCAGCACGCTTCCGATTTCTTGGTTGGCTGGGAATTCAAAGTCACGGGTTCTACAGGCAACGATGGGGTCTATACAGTAAGTGACATTTCACAAGATGATTCATATACTTATCTGTATGTCGAGGAAGAGATTGCGAGTGCTGTTGCCGATGGTACGATACTCAGGATGTATTTTCAGTTATACAAAACTTACTACGATGGAGAGGATTATTCTTTCGACGAACCAAAGCAAGACATAAAGCCCGACGTTTGCGTAGTTGAAGTTGACAGTGCTGAACAATCCGAAAATGTTGACTATACATTGACAGACACCAATGGTGTTATAAAATTCGTCACCGGCTCAACCCCCACAGCAGGGCAAGTAATCGAAGCATCATTCGATTTCTACTATAGAGTGAGGTTCATGTCAGACACTTTTGAGGACAGTAATTTTTTCTTAGATCGTTACGATCCAGACGTTGTGTGGGTGAAAGAAATTAAAAGAAGAACTACGGTGTTGTAATATGAGAGAAGTGCCAGATGGTTTTGTTGCTGCGATAAAGGAGAACAGAGTCGGCGTCTGCGAACTATATGAGTTTACCCTTAGGAACGGCAAATCTTACTATTACACCAATCACGGAGACGATTTGGACTGGGGCAATCCGTCTAAAAGGTATTATTTCGCACCCATCCAGAGGAGTGCAATAAATTCTTCGATGAACTTGGAGGTAGACACTGTAGAATTGAGGCTGTCGGACATTACGTCTGAACTGTATGATGCCGTCAAGAGCAATCAACTTGAGGGCATAACGGTGGTGATAAAGAGGGCACTGTATGACCAGAATTCGGCGTCTGGGATGGAGTTCACGATATTCGTCGGAACTGGAGCGGCAAAATTCAATCGAAACGAACTGATAATTTCTTTTTCTTCGATACTTAATTCGCTCAACGTTAAAGTGCCCAAGAACTGTTTTCAGCAGCCTTGCAACTACACGTTGTTTGATGAAGGATGTACTCTTGATAGAAACACTTACAAGGAATCGAGTTCGGCGACTTCAGATGCGAATAACGACTATAGCATAGTAGATGCTACATTCGTACCACCTGAGGGTGACACAGCAAAATACAATAACGGGGAGATCGTAATAACTTCGGGTGATTACATTGGTGAGAGGCGTTCCATTTTGATGTCAGAGTCCGGCCTGTTCGTAGTTTCAGTTCCTTTTCCGGGCATAATCGAATCGGGAACGACTTTTGACTATTGGCCTGGTTGCGATTATACTCCTGAGACTTGTCAGGGCAGATTCAGCAATGAAGAAAATTTCTACGGATTTATATATTTGCCAGCTCCCGAGGAGGCAATGTAAAATGGATAATCTAAGAGAACAAATAGTCAAGCTTGCAAAAGAATGGGCGAACGCGAAAGTCCCCTACCGGCACAGGGGGCATACCCGCAAAGGCTGCGACTGCTCAGGCCTTCTCGTGGGAATAATGCAGGAGCTTGGCTATCTGAAGGATTTCGTGATGCCAAACTATCCGATGGACTGGAATTTGCACGGCTTTAGATACAAGCATAATTACATTGTTGATTACATATCGAAATATGCACATAAAATTGAAAATAAAGATATACAGCCCGGTGACGTGATTCTTTTCAAGTACGCGAAAGTGATTTGCCACACCGGCATATATATTGGCAAGGGTCTGTTCGTGCACAGCTACATACTGCGACCGGTTTGCTATGCGACGCTCATAAATTCACCGTACACGGAACGACTTGAAGAGGTCTGGAGAATAGACGTGGAGAAATTTAAGTAATGGCGAC